TGATACCTGTTTATTGTATAGTCTGTTTACCATTATTTTCCTCCTCTAAATATTTGTGTACCCTTTATACCAAAAATGCTCGCCACGACAAGGATCCACAAATTGGTGAACCATTTCGGAAGATTAGAAAAATATTCAAAGAATAATTCTATCTTTTGCATTGCAGCCGGGTCATCGCTGATTACTGCCCAAGCAAGTACTATAATCGGGATTGACAATAGGATCAAGACAAATTCGTCTTTCCAATCATTTTGTCTAGCCTCTAATAATTTACCCTGATAAGCCTCCTCACCGCGAGCCATACGCTCCGCGTGCATTAATCTTGCATCAGACATCGCTTGTTTCGTTCTTTGTCTGTTAGCATAAAGCTTACTACCGGTAGATACTGCTAGTTTTATTGCTGATAACCACATTATTTTTTACCTTTTTGTTTTATGCCTGCTCTATTTAGAGCAATAGCTATTGCTTGTTTACGATTTTTAACCTTTTTATCTGATTTTCCAATAGTTAATTTCTTTTTTTTAAACTCTCGCATGACTTTTGCGATTTTTTTGTCTTGTTTTTTAGTCTGTTTCATTTTTTCCTCTAATAATTGCTACATTTCCCATCATATCTTTGCTACTTGGCAAAGTTTTTGACAAAATTGTCTTTTCAATCGATGTATTAGCTCTTAATTTTGCTAAATCTTCGTTTTGTTCTAGTTTTTCGTCCTGATTTTCTTGATTCATCATCGCTCTCATCTTATCAAGGTTCAATCTCTCTTCACCTTCCATACGTTTTCTCTCATTTTCTTGTGCACGTAGATCTAATTCTCTAGATCTTAGTTTTGCAACAGGATCATTGTCAAATTGTGAAGTAATTTTCTTTTCTTCGTTTCTAAATTCTTCTGTCATCTCTGCAATCAACACTGCTTTTCTAGATTCTATCTTTTCTGATAACATTCTAGCTTGCATTTGCATTTCAGGGTTTGCCATCGCCTGTTGATTTTGTGACATCATTGCAAGTTGTTGTATCTCATTTCTAAATTCTATCTCAACTTGTTCTTGTGCCATTAAGGAAATACGTTCTAAAATATTTTTTTGTAAAGCTGCCATAATTAGTGGTGCATTTCTTGCCATATTAGTTGCCATATAATTTAAATGCGAAGTAATGTGAGCTCTGTGGTCTTGACCTGGAAACGCTTGAAAAGGTTTTCCTGCCATTGCATCAATTTGTTCTAACGCTGGATCTTTTGGTGCAGGCGGTGCTTCTTGTTTTAATATTTGGTCAACATTTTTTACACCCAATGCTTCATACATATTTCTGTAAACTTGATATAGATTGTGTATTCCAGGATTTGACGTTGCGAGTTGCAGCTCCGATTGCGCAAGGGAGATACGCTGGGTTTGTGAAAAAATGTTTGGATCTGCAACTGGCAAGACATCAACTCTGTCATCAAAGTCATTTTGTTTGATGAAGCGTTGTCCACCTACCACATCGTAGGGGTATTCAGGTGGTAGATAAAGTTTAAAAACTCTAGCTAATAAATTAAATTCAACTTTTAACGAAGAGTATAATCTTTTGTGAATAGCTGACATCACACGACTACCTCGTTCTAGGAGCGCAACGGTCGTACCCACAGCTGCTCCTTGATTCCCATCGCCCACTTGCAAGTCCGCTATAGAAGCAAAGCGTTGACCTGCTTGAACTACGACCCCCATTAACTGTAATAAAGTTGCAGATGGTTCCTTAAAAGGTAACATCATAAATGAATCTCTAATGTTTCCACCTGGTGCATCTACATCTCTAAATTCCCCTGGTTGTATTGCTTGTGCATCATCACGTATTCTGATGCCTCGTTGTTTGAAACCTGCTGGTAAATTAGACAAAGTTCCAGCATCTAATAGTTGTCGTAAAGCAGCGGTTGCTGTTCTTGAAAGTCCACCGATCATGTGTATCAAACCAAAACCATAAAAACCAAGTCCTGGTAAAAATTTAAAATGTACAAAATATTGAATGGGTTTTCTTTTTGTATCACCAATCTCATAATTTCTTCTAATCGATAAAATCTGTCCTGATGCTTCTTCAATGGTAATAATGTATGGAAGTTTAATTCCTGTTGGTTCTTGATCTTGATCCACATCTTCAAAACCTTCTAGATCAATTTCAGTATGAAACTCTAATAGTGTAAAGACGCCACCATCTTTTGTTTTTCTTTCACCTGCAAGTTCTCTTTCTTTTTTTTCTGCTTCTGTTTCATTGACAGGTCCTGGAGTTAAATCCATGTCTTTGTAAAAACCACCCACTTGTTGTTTTCGTAAATCGTTTTCTGACATGCGCACAACATGAATAATTGATTCTGCATCGGTTAGTGATGTTGCAGCATAAGGCACAACTAAATCATCTGCGGGTACAAATTTAGAAACAGCTTTGCCCTCAACTTCATCGTAGTAAACTTTTTTAAATGCAGATCCTGCTAGAGGCAAATAAAATAACAACTGATCAAATTCAGGTTCATAGTCTGTCATGTTATTCATAATCTCATAATTCATGTAATCTTTTACACGTTGAGACTGTTGTTGTTTTTGTGGTGTGCTGATCCCTAGAACTTGTGTTCTTACTGGACCATCAGCCGGTAGTAATTCCTTGTACGCCAAAGCCTGAAACTGGGTCACGGCTTCTGCTAACACAGGGTGGGTTGCACCTGACGCACCTCGAAAGGGTTCTGTACGATTGTCATATTTAAATCCTAATAAGTCTAAACCATCCGTGTAAGATTTTTCCCATTCTTTTCTGGACATCTTATAGTCACGATAGTTACCCATTAGGCTCGAAGCTAAACTTCCTAAAACTTCATCGGGTAAAAGTTCTGCAAGATTTGCAAAATGATCTTCTGATTGTGGTTGGGACGCAAGTCCCGGATCAAAATTTATATCAACACTACCATCTTCGTTTTCTTGAACGTCAACTGGTGCACCTTGTTTTTCTGCAATCTCTTGATCTGCATCAATTGCTTGTTCGATCTCTTGAGGATCGATGTTAACCTCTTGTTTTACGTTTGGTAATGACTTGTCTATTTCTCCCATATAATCTCTCCGATCTGTTGGTTGTATAGGGTTTTTTAGTAAACTTCAACCCTTGTGAGGCTGGGCCTTTCTCTGGTGGTGGACCTGATTTTTTACCTTTAGAGTAATTCTTTGTCATCTACATCTAAACTTTCGTCTCTTTTTATTTCTTGTTCTCTATCTTTTTTAAGTGCGTTTTTTACTCCCATAATATCTTCTACCCCTGCAGTATCCATTGCAGTAAAACTAAAATCTTTTATTTTTCTTGTTTTTGCAACTTCAGCTTCTCTATCTGCTCTAGCTTGAATAGCTTCCTCTAACGGTGTTTCATCAACACCAAAGTCTTCAAACATAATGGATTCTATTCCACCAATACCCTCAGATCTTGCAGCACGTTGCTCTTGTATTTTATCGAATACCTCTGGCCCTACTGTTTGTCGTAATCTTTGTGCACGAAGCGATTGACCTGCTATACCAAGAGTTGGAATATCTAATAATATTTCACTGATAGGTCTACCACGAAGAAAGTCAAAAGGACCAATCAGGGCAGCACCAACACCTGTTTCATATGCAAGAGGTCTGAGAAGTTTTAAATTATCTAAACCTCGTGCAACAGCAGATGAAGCTTTAGAAACGTCTTGTGCAAGAGGTTTTATCATCTCTGGCAAATTAGCAGGAAATGAGTATACTGGTGTTGTTCTAGGTATAACGTTTGTTAAAATTGTTGAAGGTGCTTTTGTTTTTGTGGTTGTTAAAAAATAGTTTTTATCTTTAAACACATCAGCAATATTTTTTTGAGATGCCGGACTAAAATTTTTATATTGAGAGGGATCAAACTTACCACCTAAATTAATCTGAGGTGTTTTTATTTTATTTACTTTTGCAAAAGATCTTGATTTTTTATTAAATTGTTGAATAGCCTTTTCAATTGGCATTTGTTTTTTATTGTATTTAACGGTTGTCTTACCTTCATCTAAAGCCGTTAATATATTTTGTAATGGAAGATCAATTTGATTTGATTTTTTCTTATTAATTTTATTAGATATAAATTGAATCTGATCTAGATAACCCGGAGCTCTTTTGTATGTTGCCGATAAACTAAATACTTCATCTATTATTTTTCCTTTTGGAACCTCGACATTATTTCTTAAGTTTCTAAAAAATTTAGAAGGATCTTTTACCTTTAACAAATCATCTCTAACTTTCATTTTATACTCCCTGATCTGACCTTCTTGAAATCCAAAGTCACTAGAATTAGATTCTATGTTATCTAGTATGTCTTGAAATTGTTCTGCTTTTATTTTCTTTTTTAAACCTATAGGTCGATTAGTTGTAAGAGACTCATAAAATTTTTGAACACCGTTTCTTGCGTCTTGAAGCATTTCTATTTTTTTAACGTTTGACGCTTTATCAAATTTTTTACCGTGCAAAGCTTTTGCAACATCTGTTATATCTGTATTTTCTGGGTCTAATAAAAAAGTTTCACCGACAGTTCTAGCTACTGCAGCACTAGTTTCTAAAGTAGAAATTCTAGCGGCCGCACTTCCAAAACCACTTTTTATTTTATTAAATAATTTTTTATCATATGTTTTTACTTCTTTTTTAATTGTGTTATTAAAATTTATTTTTTTAAAATATTTATGAAAAGTATTTCCTTCTCCTTTTTTACCCTGTAAATAGTTTCTTAAACCTTGACCAAATTTTGATGGTCCCGTTTGTCCACCTGGTTTTGTAACTTGAAAAGTTTTTATCCAATTTTCTGGAGTAGGATTTTTTTCCCATTCTTTTAATAAATTCATTCCTTCTTTTAATTTACTTAAATTTTTATCATCATACCCTAGGGGAAATTTAGTCCCTGCTACATCTGTAAAAAACTTGTTAGGATATGCTTTTAAAACTTTTATGACAGCCCTTTCACCTAAATCTACATTTGCTTGTTTTGTTAAGTCTTTAATAGATTCAAACGTAGTATTTCCAGATTGAATTCTATCTTCAAGAAATTGTCTTAAAACTTTTGATTCTCCAAAACCACCAACATCAAAACCAATACGACCGCCTTCATCAAACTCCTGTCTTTCGTTTCGATCAAGATCTTCGCCAAAGCCTTCAATAACAGATTGAAACTCCATATCTTCCTCTGGTAAATCAGTTGTAACCGGTAGATTACCAGGAGGAGCAAGTGGACCTACCTCATATAGTTTTTTGTCAGGTGGGGCTAGTGGACCTACTTCATATAGTTCTTTATCAGGTGGGGCTAGTGGACCTACTTCATACAATGTTCTAGCTGGACGTTCTGCAGGTCGCGTCAGATATTTCATTGTTTGATTAAATTTATTAATCTCCATGGGTTACTCTCCCATCATGTAGGCAAGGCCACCTTCTGCAAATAACTCTGGATCACCAGGATCTAGTCTTGGTTTAAGATCAAGCACCGCTCTAACTTCATCTGGTGGATCGTAACCATCAGGTAAATTTTTAATATAATTACTTGCTTTGTCACCTCTAACTCTTGGTAGTGAGTATTGCATAATATAATCAGTAATAAATGGATCATTAGGTTCAATATTTCTTTTTAAATAATTAAACATCTCTGGTGTCAGTGGATTACCCTCACCATCATTATTTAATAAAAATTGAGCTTTCTCTCTATCCGATAATAACTCTCTATCCATTTTTCTAGGTGTTAACACACCTTTTGTTTCTTTTTGCAATTTTTTGTTTATTCTATTTGGATAATCTTTTACAAAATTTTCTGCTAACTCTTCAGCTGTTCTAGCTTTTCCCATTGCAACATTTGCAACATAATCATCAAGAACTTCTAAATTATCCTCACCAAATATTCTTCGATACTGTTCAATTGAGTCTGCACCACCTTGACCTTTAAAAGATCTTAATGTGTCAGGTGATAGTTTAATTTTACCCTCATCAGAAAACTTTTGTAATATTGCTCTTGTTGCAGGAATCATGAGTGATTCTGGAGCTTGCGCTGTGTCTATTTTAGCCAACGCTCTACGTGCTCTATCTTTTAACGACAATCTATTATAATAACCCACAACCTTATCAGCTTTATCAGGTGGGTAGTTGTCATAAGCTTGTCTAATAATTCTTGCGTTGCTTGCTTGGAAGTAATCATCTCCCATTGTAAAAAAATCAGGAGTTTTTTCTTGCAGCATTTTCTTTGCCTCTGGTCCAAGTTTATTTGCAATCAATCGATCACGTGGCTGACTACCAAAAAGAAAATCTTTCATGCTTGTTGGTTTTAAATCTTGTTCTATCATACGCATTTTATCTTTTAGATCCTCAGCAGTGCCTATTAAACTATCTTCGCCTGGTGGTGTTCTTCGGCCTCTTTCTTTGAGTAGACTTCTAATTCCTTTTTCACCAACTTCTCTACCGGTATCCATATCAAAAACTTTTGCAGTATCGGTTCCCATGATACCTTGTCTATCTTGTAATAATTTTCTCTCTAATCGTTTTGCGTTTCTAAATGCATTGCCCTGTAGTTCAATCGGTAATCGACTTACACCTTTTTCTCCAAGTTCAGATAAATCACCAAATTGATCTATGATTTTTTCTATTACTTCTTTTGAACCTCTTTCAACATCTAAATCACTTTTTGCAACGTCTGGAATTTTTGTTTTGGTTGGGATGCTTGTAACTTTTTTATCAGATTGATCCGCTAAATTTTTTGTCATTCTTATGATTGTTGGATGGTTTTTACCCAAAACTTTTACTAATAGTTCATAAATGGTTCTAATCATATTTATTTTTTTCTTTTTTCTTTAAGTTTTTTTAAATATTCTTTAGTAGCTTTTAATCCAGGTTGTGGTTTAATTTGAATTGGAAGTTTTTCGCTTTTTAAAACAGCGCCTTGACCTCGTAAAGATTTGTCTCCCATTAGTAATACGTCCTCCTTGTTTGAGCTACTGGCTCATCATAATAATCTTCTGGGTGATTAATTAATCCACCCTGTCTAAATCGCATGACAGCTTGAGTTGTGCTGTCCACCAGGTCGTCATGGTCCCCGTATGGAAATGCTGCACACTCTTCAATCACCTCTTGTGCAAACTCTAGGTGAGTGGGCGCCCATATGCATCCACTTTCAAACAGAGGTGCAACTGAGTTAACTCTTGTATGCTTATCATTTCCTTTACTAGGTGTAAAGTTAATAACCGGTATGCCCATCTTTCTAAGCTCGTAAGTCAACGGTAGCCCTGATGCTTTGGCCTCGACCAACACCGTTTCTGGCTGCCAGTAATCATACTGTTCTTTGGCCAAGCGCCGTAGCTCAGGAAACTCGTATCGTCCTTTAATAGCATCAACTAAGATAAGCTGTGGTCCTTGGTCCTCGTTCAGTGTAAAAACTCCCCATGTGGTAATGGCAGAATAGTCTGCCGTTTCTTTTTTCATAAACGCTGTATCATAAGATTGGATAACGTGTTGCAAGGTAGGTAGATCTTCTTTCTCCCAGTCACACCACCACTCTCGTTTTAACAACGCACCTTCTTCTGAGGTTGGGTTTTGCATCCACTGTGAGTTCCATTTTTGTAAACTCAACGATGCTTTGACTCCTTCTAACTCTTCAATGTCCCAGAACTCTGGCCATACTGGATCACCCGATGGCATGATCGCAGGAAACTCTATAACGTCCCATTGATCAGCTTTGGCTTCCCCTTGAGCACGGATCAAGGCGCCTGTTAAATCTTTGGTGTTCCATCTTGTCATGACCAAGACAATAGCACCGCCAGGCTGCAAACGTTGACGTGGACCTGAGGTGTACCATTCATACGCTCGTTCTAACGCGCCCATGTTCATGGCATCTTGTTCCGAGTGTGGGTCATCAATAATCAATAAATCCGCACCACGGCCCGTGATTGCTGAGCCAACACCTGCAGCATAGTATTCACCGCCTTGTGCAGTCTCCCACTTACCTGCAGCTTGTGAGTCTTCTCTAAGTTTTGTTTTGAATACATCCTGGTATTCTTGTGAGTCGATTAGTGTTTTTGCTTTACGACCAAACCTAACTGCAAGTTCTGTGGTGTGTGTCGTTTGTATAATTTTTAATTTTGGCTTTTGACCAATCATCCATGCAGGTAGAAGATAAGATGCAAACTCAGACTTCGTGTGTCTAGGTGGCATGTTAATAATTAAACGTTTAATCTCACCTTTTGCTAGCTTGTTAAATTTATCTGCAATCTTTTTGTGATGAGCGCCCTCTACAAAATCAGGCCACACATGTTTTACAAAGGATAGAAAATCCACATTAATTTTTTCTATTTTCTTTTTTTCTGCGTGCCGTAGATACATTTTCATGAAATCTTTTTTAATATCAGGTGGCAGCTTTTTTATTTTTTCTAGGTCTACTTTCATTTCGAAAAATTTTTCCGCAAAATTTTTTAGGTTTTATTTTTAACTCATAATGATTTTATCAGCTATAAATGTGTAAATCCAGCAATATATGTAGCATATGTGGGACCCCTTTGCATGTACCCCCCTTTAGTATAAAGCCGTAAGCCAAAAATTGACTTACGGCTGGTACCTCTATTGTTTTACTTTTATTTCTGTATCTACGTAGGTATGAGAACCATACCCATAATCATAACTTTTAGTTTCCCTAGTAACTTCTACCGGTGTCTCTTGTGGCTCGCTTCTAGGTTCGTGCTGCATGATACTATTTAAATGTTTATGCATGTAATCAGTTCTACATCTCTCATCACAAAAATAACCAAACCATGTATTCTCGTTCCATTTAGTTTGATTAATCTTACGTGTACGTAAAACTTTGTTACCTTTCACACCGCGTATTCTACCCACGGTGTGATAAGTATGGCACTCCGGTCCGTGACACCATTTAAAATAACTCATACGAAGTCCTTTGCAAAACCAAAGGCACCGATTAAAAACATACCGGTCGCACAAATAATGGCTGGTGTATCTGGCATAATGTTTACTGCCCCTAAATATATAAATGCAAAGCTTAATAAAAAGCAAAGCACATTTCTAATTATCGTTAACATATTAGTTATATCCTTTCGGTGTTAGGACATAGTTGCCTACTGCTGTTCTATATCCCATGTTATCTAAATCATAATAAGTGAAACACTTGTTTCCCTTTTTATCTGTCCACTCTTTTGTTTTGTCATCAACCTTACCTGATCTTGTAACAAAGCCCTTATGCTTTTTAGCAAAGTAAGTAATGTTGAAGTATGTTTTTATTGTCATAATATATCCTTTCGTTAGAGGTATCCTATATTAAATAGGATACCTCGTCAAGTCTTAATTTACACTTGCACTTTGTAATGCTCTAAAGTGAGCGATCTTAGCTTCTCGATTTTCAAACTCGTCATCTTTGTCTGTAAGCATATCCGCCAAGTTCTCGGGACTGAATACACTTAAAGCCATTGTAGACTGATCGTCAAGCATAGCTTCATTTAAAGGTATGCCAAGTTTATCAAACAATTGTTTTGCTTGACTGTACTTAGTATAAGATTTTAAACCTTGCTCGATCTTAGTCACCTTATCATTAATATAAGTGAACATAGCTTCGTGAGTTCTAACTAACTCTTGTTGTGCTATTTTAAATTGATTTAAGGTTGAGTGTGTAATGTCATCAACCTTAAAATTCCTAGAACCACAATAACTCGTTCCAATAACAGGAATAGTATGTTTCCAAAATGGGTCATTGATAGGTTTATTTTTATCGTCATCATTTTTATTACGACTAAAACCTATAAACTCTCTAACCTCACTTTCAGTTTCATAATATCTAGGATTTTTTTTATCTCCCCACCTATACTCAAAGTCTGGGTCTAAGCCATGTTGTTTTAAATCATCATAATAATAAGCATAGGCAAATCTATTATCATAACTACAATCAACATTAGCGTCTAGTTTCATGTCAAGATGTAGGTTGTTATCATTAGTGCTTGTCACAGTACCCTCGCTGTCCCTTTCCTCAGTTGGACAGATAAAATTAAAACAAGCGTCATCATGCACACGACCCCCGTTATCTCCGTATTTATCAATCATGGAGTTAATGGTATCTACGTCTTGTTGTGGTTGATGTTTCCTAACAATCTTAGTTATCAGTTCCCAGATTTTAGGTTGCAGTTCTACAAAGTTCTCTTTGGCTTCATCATAAGCCATGCGAACTCT